AGGGAATGTCAGCAGCTGAACGCAGACAGATTGAACGTCGTACAGGAATCTATAGCAAGTCGCCTGAAGAGTATAAGATTGGAAGGAAGACAAAGCAAGTAAGCCTTGAAGACTGGGCGGAGGTAGAGACAGCTGTAGTTGATATGGCATCAGTGGCAGGCAAGTATTAGAAATTAAACGAATAAAAAGGAAAGATATGAAACTAACAAAGAATGAAAAGGGACAGATACAGGAGAGATTGCGACAATACGTCAGCAAGTATCCAAGTCAGAACAAGGCTGCACAGAGCCTAACAGGAACAAGTAGCGCAACAGTGAGTAGCATCTTGCAGGGTAAATGGGAAAATATATCTGATGATATGTGGCGCAACCTTGCATCGCAGTTGGGGACAATGGTTGGGACAAACTGGCAGGTAGTTGAGACGAAAGCCTTTCAGGAAATGACATTCGTCATGAAAGATGCCCAAGCCGTGAAAAATGTCACATGGATAGTGGGAGAAGCCGGATGCGGAAAGACAACTACAGCTAAACTATATGCCAGCGAGCATAACGAGGTCTTCTATGTCCTCTGCTCTGAAGATATGAAGAAAAGCGACTTCATTCGTGAGATTGCACGCCGTATAGGTCAGAAGACAGAAGGTTACAGCATTAGAGAGCTGCTCGACAGAATCATTGATGACCTTATTCAGATGAAAGCACCGCTGCTTCTCTTTGACGAGGCGGACAAGTTGCCAGAGCGAGTGTTCCACTACTTCATCGACTTGTATAATCGTCTGGAGGATAAATGTGGTATCGTCTTCTTCTCAACAAGCTACATCAAGCGTCGTATGACAATGGGGCTGCGATACAACAAGTGTGGATATAACGAGATACACTCACGTATCGGTCGCAAGTTCTTCGAGCTGGAGAGGACCGGTGCTCACGATGTCTATGCAGTTTGTATGGCAAATGGCGTAACGGATAAAGCACGTATATCGGAAGTGGTGAGAGATTCGGAAGAATATGAGTTCGACTTGCGACGTGTAAAGAAGAGTATTCATAGAGTGAAGTTAATGGCTAAAGCCTCCCCCAGCCCCTCCGAAGGGAGGGGAGCTCAAACAGTGGTAAAACAGTGTTTGAGTACCAAACGAAATTCAAACCATAAAGCTGAAGGTGATGAATAGAGCAATGTCAGTAACCGATATGCTACGTATGAAGAAAGAAATCTATCCATTTGAAGAGGAATGGGCAGATGCCTTCGGAGCACCAGAACGAGGCGGTGTATGGTTCATTTGGGGACGAAGTGGAAGCGGTAAGACCAGCTTTACGATGAAGCTCTGCAAAGAGTTGGCAAAGTACGGAAAGATTGCTTATAACTCCTTAGAGGAGGGTTTCTCACTAACAATGAAGAATGCAATTATGAAAGCAGGTATGCAAGACGTTGCACGGAGGTTTATCCTTATTAGCGAAAGTATGGAAGACCTTGATGCACGTCTCAAGAAACGCAAAAGCCCAGACATAGTGGTCATTGATAGTTTTCAGTACACACAGATGAGCTTTAAGGAGTATCAGGAGTTTAAGACTCGCCATCGTGATAAGCTGCTCATTTTTATCAGTCAGGCAGACGGCAATAAGCCTTCCGGTCGCACGGCAGTGAGCGTTATGTTTGATGCAGCATTGAAGATATGGGTGGAAGGTTACAGAGCAATCAGTAAGGGACGCTATTTTGGCAACCTTGGCTATTACACGATATGGAAAGAGCGAGCAGATATATATTGGGGTGAAACAAAAGAGTAGAGGTTATGGCAAACAAGCGAGACAACCTGTTGTACAGGCTACTAAAAAAGGGCGTACAGGCCAATACCCGCGAACGCGTTATCTTCTTCGGCGTGGGTGGCGAGCCGTTCAAGATAAAGCAGATAAGGCGGCTCTGCCGTGAGTTTCATTTCAATGTGCAATTAGTAATACAATAGACAAATGAATACTTATATTTTAATGTTATCAAAAACCTTTCCAAAGGGACATCTCCATGCTGGAGAACAAACATTTTTTAAGGAGAAGCTCGGTATAAGCAAACTGCATACTATTCGTGCAAATTATTCTCTATGGGAACAGCGTATTGCAGAAATACAAGCAGGTAAAGGTGTATTGTCTATCCGGCAATGGGTGGGCGAACCATATAAGAGCAAACAGGTTGAAATTGCACAGCTGACTGCAAATGAGGGTGTTGGTATTCAGAAACTAATATTTATCGACAATAATATCATGCTACCTGTTATTGAATATGGGTCAGGTAACGAATTCAAATCAATGGATAGATACATGTTTGCAAAAAATGACGGTCTTTCTTTCAAAGATTGGAAAGCGTGGTTCAGGAACTATGATTTATCAAATCCGTTGGCAATCATTCATTTTACAAATTTTAGATATTAATATTAAGATGAGCAAGGAAAAACGAATAAAGAAAGTATATATCGCAGGAAAGATAGGTGAAGATATTCTTAGCGATACAACTCGCAAGAAATTTGCAGAGGCAGAAGCGTGGTTGAAAGCAAAAGGATATAAAGTGTTTAATCCGACTCAAAGCGGGCTTGGCATCATGGCAGAGAACTACGCAAAGGCATGTGGCACGAACTTCTATGAAGAGATACTTCTTCTTGACATTATGCAACTGAAACGGTGTGATATCATCTGTCTGCTTCCTGACTGGCACGAAAGCCCAGGTGCCTTGGCAGAGTTTTTCTTCGCTAAAGCAATAGATAAGAAAATAAAACAGATTACAATGTTTGAAAATAAAATAGTAGATTGGATATGAGCAAGGAAAAACGAACAATAGAAATTGCCCCAAGACTGATGAGTCCAGGCGGGCGTATGACAGAGGTGTTGGAAAGCCGTGGGCACGCGTGTAGCTATTGTCAAGGTAACGGCTATTTTTGGCAGGAGAACGTATATCGGGAACGGTATAAGCAAGAATGCTGTATTTGCAAAGGAAGTGGCAAGCTTGATGCGGTGATTAGAGTTGAGTGGAAGGCTTCAGAATAAACAACTATGGAAAGGTTACTATCACATTCGATAACACCAACCGATAAGCCTGAATGGCTGTTAAAACTACAAAGAGCTATCAATCAAGGCTACTCTTTGCGAGGAATAGAAAACAGCGAGAAAGGATGGAGGGAGTTGAAAGACTTTGTTGATTGGTTTATCTATAAACTCTATGATCGTAGAGACATAACGGTGAGAAGTAGAATCACGTCCTGCCTTATGATAGAGGATGGTCAGACAGAGTTACACATTAAACGAAATAAAAAGACTATTCAAATATATTATATCAGTAAGTAGACGAGTGAATGAGTAAACAAGTTATCTGTACGATTAACATGTCAACTTGTAAACCCGTAAACTTGTCAACTAAAACAAAAAAGATTATGGCAACATTTTTAGACAAACTCAAGAAGAGATTGCAAACATGGCATGAGGAACGTGCCGACAGAATGGAGAACAAACGACAAGCACGGCTCGACGCAGAAGCACGTGAAGCCGTACAAGTAATGGAATTTAATGGTGAGCTATATGTGAGTGTGCACGGCATACCTTTGTTCGGTCAAAGTGACCTTAGCGATGATCTTACAGAGGCTGTAGCTTCTGGTCGTAAGGCGTATAAAGATTGGAAGGAGGAAAAGCTATGGGAGCGAACCGGAACTACGCAAGGTTTTATACCCTGTTAAAGAAGATGCCTGGTGCTGACAAGGAAACGCTGGTCTATCAGTTCACACAAAACAGAACAGTACACCTTCATCAGATGTTAGATAAAGAGTATGATGCTATGTGTAGACAGATGGAGGATATTACAGGATATGACGAGCGAAGACGTAAGCAATACGATATCCTACGCAAGGCACGTAGCGGAGTTCTACATCAGCTGCAGATATACGGAATAGACACAACAGACTGGAACCGTGTGGATGCCTTTTGTAAAGACCCACGTATAGCAGGAAAAACATTTAGAGCGTTGACAGTGGATGATCTCAATGCTTTGAACACAAAAATAAGAATGATCATCCGAAAACAAAAAACAGAATAATATGGTAAACATTAAGAATTTGAGCAAGGAAGAGCGTGCAAAGCTACTTGCTGAGTTGCAGAACGAAGAAAAGCAGAGTCGCATTGAACGCCGTGAGACCTACGAGGGGCTACGTGCTGAGATGATGCACGATGTGTGGCAACGCTTAACACGTATCGTGACTGACGTGCGTGGATTTCACGACTGGCTACAGGGTGAAGTTGAAAGCTTCGTAAGTGTGATGCGTGATTATGGTCAGGTTCGTAAGAACGACCAACGAAGCTACACGATTACTGACGGCGATTTTCGTCTTGAAATCTCAAGTAATAAGGTGAAAGGCTTCGACGAGCGTGCCGACCTTGCTGCAGAGCGTCTAATCGACTATCTCAAGCGTTATATGAAGCAAAGCGAGAAAGGTTCGGACGATCCAATGTATCAGATGGCAATGACACTGCTTGAGCGCAATAAGGCTGGCGACCTCGACTACAAGAGCATCTCTAAGCTGTATGAGTTGGAGGATAAGTTCGATAGTGAGTATTCAGAGATTATGACGCTTTTCAAGGAGGCGAATGTGGTTCAGAAGAACGCTATCAACTACTACTTCTATCAGAAGAACCCAAAGACAAATGTCTGGGAACGCGTAGAACCGAGCTTCTGTAGGTTGTAACAGACAAAAATCATTAACTAACTCCTGTTTAAGAATAAAACCGTCCATTAGTGTGTACGAACACACATTTGGGCGGTTTTTATTTGTAATAAGCAGATAAAAAGGTGTAAAGACTTGCAAATAAGATGATTATTTGTTAATTTTGCAGATATGAGTAAAGGAAGAGATAGTAAATTGATAGAAGCACGCAACAGAAGGTTATTTGAGCGTTACTTCTACTGGACAGAGGAACGACGCCTCCGTTTCGATGACACTATCCGCATACTTTCCAATGAAGAGTTTTATTTGTCTGAAAGCCGTGTGCTACATATCATTCGTGATATGATTAAACGTGGCGAAACAGTAGATGGCAAGCAGATGAAAGCACCGCTCTTTACAGGCTTTCGTGTTACACCTTCACGCCCATCTTCACGCGTAAAGAAGGTTTCTGAACCGTCCTTGTTTCCTTAACCATTTCTGACACTGTACACTCGTACATCATCTCATACACTTTTATTCCGTGCTTCCAAGTAAAGAACTTGGAAGACTTGCGTATCAAAGGAGCATCAGTGCCAAGACAGGTTCCCTGTAGTAGCTGGTGCAACTGGTGTCGCATTTCATTACGCTCTCTGACAGCCTGTGTGGTTCCACTCGTAGCGTGAGTGTCATCATAGCAGTCTACGATGAGACGGATGCGAATCCTACAAGTTCCTTTCTGTGCAAGCATTCCTATATCGCTCCATTCTGTCTGCGCTTCTTCTATAAGTACTGCAGGGAACGTTAGCGGATACATATCAGTATCCTCGTCCTCTATATTTTCAAGTTGTCCGTAGTCTTCATCAATTACTGAAAGCGACGGCATTTTCTCTTTAAGAAAGTCTATCAGTTGGCAGAGTGTCTGTTCCATATTTATGTTCTACTTACAAGTTCTTTAATTTTCCCTAAGCTCTCATCAAGCATCTTGTTAATTTTTGCTGTCAGTTCACGGCTATCACCAATGAACTGACGTCGTGGAATGCGTGCAGTGATATTAAGCTTTGTCTTTTTCGTGAGTGCGAGAGCCTTCCACATCTTTGCTCCAGAAGGTAAGTCTTTTGGAAGTTTCCCTTTACCTTTCACACCTGATAGCGCATACACCTTCGCCCATGCCATACGCCGCATACGTTTTGTAATAGTTGGATGCGTATTAATAGTACCGCCTTCATTGTGAACAGCTGCGTAAGGCACAGGATTGGATATTGTAACTTGCCCAGGTGATGTTTCACTTTGTATTGAACGCATAAGATGGTTGCGTCGAGAAGTAAGAGGAGAGTATTTTGCATCCGTCGTATTGCCATCCTGTCGTTTCGTACGCTTCCATTGGTGAACTCCTCCATCCGTGAATCCACCATCTCGGAAGTTCTGCTTGAAGTGGTTTGCAGCTACTACACCGACCTTTCGAGGAAGTCTATCCGTCACCTCCTTTTGTATCTCATCTTTGACACGTGAGATACGCCTTTCTATTTCTTTTGCATCCATAATATAATTTTCCTCGTTTTTTATTTTGTGGAATGAAAATAAATATCTACATTTGTGGTGTGGAGGGAGCGTTTAATCCCTATTAGGACACGTCCTCCATTCCAGCCAGAGTGTTTACTCTGGTTTTTTTGTTAGCAATATTCCCTTTTTATTGAGACAATATATCACTTTAAACTTTCGATATTGTGAAGTTCCTCTCAGTCCATAAAATTTATTATATCCTTCTTCAAAGATGGAATAATTAAAATTATCATTTGGGAATAGCAATACTGCGACTTCTGTATTAGGCTTCGATGCACAATGTTTCAAAGCTTGTCTAATGTTATTTGAAGTACCCGTTTCTGCACCAGCAATTTCAAACAACATGTTATCCCAAGTTCCTTCTGTATTCTTCTTAAATAATACAGTATGATCCTCCTTTTCCAAAACTACTTTATGCCCATTCTGAAAGCCAATCTCTTGAACAGTTGTCTCATACCATCCTTTTTTCTTATCAAAGCTATGTTCAATATGTGTCGCTTTAAGTCCAGAACTCTTGGTATCAAACTCCACATCTTTATATAAAGGGTTATCTTTATATTCAAGATATTCATTTCGTCTCTGTTCTCTTTGTTCAGATGGAATGGCAGCATCTACATAAGGACAATTATAACAATCCTTCTTCCTATTCATGAAGAGGGTCGTAATCCGTCCTTTTATACCAGGCTTATAAAAAGAACATTGACTACACTTATCAGGAAAATACGGATGAGTGTCGTTGAATGTGTGCCCATCTTTACCCGGGTTATTTTCAAGTCCTTTTTGTGGCAGAGGAGCATCCATATCTGCAGGACGATTTACAGGATCATCAGTAGCTTCAAGTGAGCACTTACAGTTCCATCGGTCGCCAGGGTGATGATTGTTCCAGAAAGGATCATCAATAGGTAGGGTAAGCTTTGCCATCCAATAGTTACGATGACTCCCTTCAGGACTTGGTGAAGTCGTCGGCATCCATCGTAGGTTAGGCAAGATATCCTTGTTACGTTCAAACTCACGCCAGTCTGCAGCGTTGTGCGCACGGATAACAGCAGTGTCATACTCTGTACGAAGCCACGCACCGACGTGATGCGAGGTGATTCCCTTTACATCATCTACCCATTG